GTAAAGATGCTGTATAGCCTAGCTGTGAAACTTTTATATCCTGTGCTGTGTCGTTACTTGTAAGATTTACTTTAAATTTAAAACCTCTTCCTTTATAAGTACCATTAGCAAAAGTTTGAAATGCAGTATAAGTTGGAGATCCACTACTAGGATTGTCCTGTGTTACTGCAACTTGCATTTCAGCATTTACATCAAGAGCTTCTGTACCATCAAAATCTGTAATGCTATCAATTAAACCTCTGGAATCAAACAAATCAGAAGGGAAAAATGCTTCAGTTAAAAAATGTCGTTTAAAATCTACACTAAATACAGCACCTAAATCCAAGAAAGAACTACCAGCAGATCCACCAAATTCGTAAGTACCTGATGAAGAAATACCTCCAAAATCATCAACTGAACCAACTAAATCAAAATCAGTTATTGCATCAAATAAACCAGTACCAGATAAATTTAAACTATTTGTAGTCGCATCGAAAGAAACATTAGTTTTAGTTCCTTGAAATTTTGGACTATCTTGATCTTCTCTTCTTGTTAAAGCAACTAAAGGAGCTAAATTATCAGGTAAATCAATAATTACACTTGTTTCTCCAGCACTAAATCTATCTCCATCATCTCTAAATTTTAAAATATACTCTCCCTCTAAATATGGCACTTCCGCAGTTGTCGTGTTACCTGCAAGTGCCTCGATCAAATCAGTGCTATTAGCAAAAGTTCCGCTTCCATCTGTCAAAGTGGAGTGTCTTACATAAACACGACCACCATGAGTAACGTCAACATCAGTAGATAAATTCCAACGTAATCTTACTAATTTTTCGCTAATAGGTTCTGCCGTCAAACCTGTGACATTTGCTGGTAATGCAGTTTTACCTTGTGCAACGAATGTTAAATCAGCAGAAGTGGCACTTGTCTGTAATGCTGCATTGTAACTAAAGACTTGAAACTCATACGTTCCAACATCACTGTTAAATATCTCAAAATCAGGAGAAGATACTGTCTGTGATACAAAGTTTCCATTATTAAACCTATAGTTAACCTGATACTGCGTAACACCGACAATAGGTTGCCAGCTAAGAATTAATTTAGATACAGCTTGGTTATTAATAACAACAATTTTTTCTTCAGCCTGTAATGCAGACGGAGGATCTTTTGGAAGATTAAGTATTGATACTGCTCTTGTCGGTAAACTTGCACCATCTTCTATAAATGAATATTTTGCATTTACATAAGACAAAGCAGTAATCGCATAAACTAATCCATCTTGTTCCTCGACTGTTATCACTCTAAATTTTTGAGCTTGTACTGTATCATTTTGCAAAAGCCATATTGTATTCGCATTGGGAGCCTGTGAGAAAGCAGAAGATACTGTAATAACTGCACCAGATATAGATTGAACTCCTTTTGTTTCTACCGTTCCATTGGGCAGTATTACACTTAGAGTTGGATTGTTAGCTGTTGGTAAATCTGTGGCAGCAGAATCATCTACAGTTATCTGAGTAGTGGTTGCTGTGTTTACTCTGCCTCCTCTGCGAACTCCTGATCTTACGGGATCTGCTATGTCAATTACTGCACCAGGTCGCACAACTACACCAGAATCTATTGATGTTGTAAATGCCACCACCTCACTTTCATTATTTTCCGAGAAAACGATTGCCTTTGCCAATCTTCGAGCTTGACCACGGCTAGTACACGCAAATGCTTTCACTTGCTTAACCACCGTGCCTATTTTGGCTATCAATGCAGTATCTTCATAAACCTCAAAATCTACCTCTTTACTATCCATGTTGAAGTAAGAAACAGCTACTACACTGTGTCTTGTTTTTAAACTGCTACCTGAGTAATTAAATCCACCCTCGCCTACATTCGATAAGTTAAATAAATAGCTTGCATCAGTTGGCTTGTCCTGTGTAAGTGTTATTGAACCAGCAGACCATATCGGCATACATCTCATAACACCAGCTAACTCATTTATTAAAGTAAATGCCTCTCCACTATTTTGAATATTTACATTACAACTGAATCTAGCTTCCTGTCCTCCTAATCCATCTGATACCAATGTATTTGCAAACTTACTGGCATTTACAAAAGAGAATAAATCAAGGCTGCTGTCTGTTATGTGATCCCCAAATCCGTACCTCTGGGTCGTGAGCAAGTCGAGTAATACCATCGCAGGGCACGAGCACCATTGAGCAGCACCCATAACTCCATTGAAAATATATCCAGTTGGATAAATAATTCGGCCAGTATTAGCATCAACAGTTGGAGTGCCCGATCCACTAGCTCCTGCACCTGGTATTCTTACTTTTACTCCTCTTACTCTGTACTTTCTTGTGGGTATTGAACTGAACTGCATTGAGTCCAAACGAATAGCAGCATAGGCACTGTCTGGATAAGTATTAGCATCATCAATAATTTCTCCAAAACTTGTCCATGAGAAAGCATCAACCAAGCTGGAATCTGTGCTATCTGCCGTAACTCTTGTAACTCTTATATCAGCAGGAAAAGCACCTGTGAGATTTAGTCTGTAATCTCTTTGATATGCGTCAGCACTTCTACCTGTAATGGTGTCGTCAATAACATCTGTAAATCCACCAGAATTATACTGAACAGCTATTTTTAATCTAACGCTTGTACCTAGTAAATCCCCCTGATCTGTTGCTCTTTGAAGTTGATTGAAAGTGACAGTTACATTTACAGCATCGACATTTGAGTTTGTTATCTGTCGTGTAACGGGAGTTGAAGCTGTGACAGTTACACCTACTGCTGTGACTGAAGAACTACTTTCGATTCCATCTACTTTTGTTTGATTTGCAGTTCCGAATCTAGGAGTAAAACTTACATCTTGAAAATTAAAATCAGTAGTTGCAGGGTTGGAAGAGCTAGCTGTCGCCTTTAGTACTGGTGTGTCATTTAAAAATACGTCTTTCAATGCAGCATTGTTATATGCGGTTGTTCCCTGAGTAAGTCCTTCTTTTGAAGCTGAAGCAAAACCTTCTATTTCTCCTTCTGATATTAAATCTAAAAATGTAGCAAACTGTCTGCTATGTAATGTATCTGGTGCTCTGGTTGGTTGGGGTGGGGTAGGAGGAGAGGGAGGACCACCAGCACCTCTGATAGTTTTCTTTGTCATGCCTGTACCTGTTGAGTATCAACTGCTCCAGATATAACTACCGATCCAGTGATAATCTCTCCGTAACAAATTGGCACGGGAGTTCCAGCCCTAGAAGTATTTTGAGTTCCAGAAAAATTATATGACAGTCTTGGGTCTTGCTCACTGGAAAAATCTTTTTGCTTTGGCAAGGGAGTTAGCATTTCAGACACTCCCATCAAAACTAAACCTATACCAATATTTCCTGCAAAAGCCGTAATACTAAATGCTCCAGATGCAGTTGCGAATCCACCTCCGATTCCTTGTGGTCCAAGTCCGAAACCTACTGATGGATTTATTATTGCTAGTCCTATCAACGCTGCACCAAGTAATATTTTTCCTGTGCCTCTACCAGCACCAGCAATGACAGGTACAAAATGAATATCCTGTTGTCCTATGGGGTGATTTACTTCATCTTCACTTATTGTATAGTTTCCTATTTTTACTTGATAGTATCTAGGACTCATAAATTTTTCTATTCCATCAAAATTATTTATTAAGAAACTCACAGCCTTAGATAATGTTTCGGCTTTTATTTGAAACTCTTTGTGCCCTACAAATTCAGCAAGTTCGCCATATAGTTTTACTTTACGCAACATAACGATACCTCCCTCCTGTACATTTTAATAACCATTGAGAATAAGGTTCTCTACAAGATAGTCTATCGGTTAAATGATGTAAAACATCTCCGTCTAAGAAAATAGCTACATGATTTAAACCAGCAGATCCAATAGACATCAACAGTGCATCGCCATTCATAAGTTTTTCATCTGGTCTAAGTTCTCTAAAACCTGTTCTCCAAGCACAACTTTCAAATAAAGGATTAAGAACAAACTCTTCTGGTGTTGTAGGTCTATCCCAATCCTTTAATTCAATATTCTTCTCTTCTTTATACCAATCTCTAACTAAACTCCAACAATCAGTAACACCCCAAACCCAAGGTCTGCCAAGTAAAGGTGGTTTATATCCACATGGTTCGCAGTATCCCCATTGTTCTGTTTTTGGGTTGACGATATGCCACGGAAGATTACTTTGTTCACACGCTATTTGGTCTGCTTGACTAGGTGCAGGGGGTGTTACGGGGTGGCTATGAACAACGGCTGTTATTTCCCCTGTATTATCGGCTTTTATGTAATCTTCTGGATCAATAATAAAACACTGATGGTTAGTCATTGACAAATTTCTACAGGGAAAATATTTTTCTTTTCCTCGAATATTCAGTAAAAGACCACAAGACTCTTTAGGATCTTCCCGTTGAGCATGAAGCAGTGCTTTATATTTCCAGGTCATGCAACAAACGTACCAATAGAAGGAAATTCTGTTCTAGTGCACTGTCTCTTAGGTGCTCTTATTCCTGCTAAATCGAATACTGCTGCTAATTCAAATTGCACTACTTCTCTATTTTCAGATGACTTTCTATCTATTTTGTATATTTCCTGTGGAAACTCTGCTGTAGGATCGGGAGTTCCAAACGGGTTTGTATTTCCAGGAAAATTAACGGAATCTAAATAGCGTGATAGTGTTCTTATTCTCACTACGGTAGCTCCTGTCAAATCATTTCCTGTTGTTACCGCATTTACATTTAAAAGTATTGCTGTAATTGTTCCAAGTGCATTACTTACTGTGAGAGTTGGCCTTGGTAACTGCCCTTTTGTAAATGCAAATCCCTCTGCTTGTATTGGCATTTTTACATAAGTGTTACCAGCCCAAATAATATCTCCGTTACCTACTCTGTTTGTTCCGCTATGAAAACGATATGTTGCTGTCGATCCATGAAGAGTTGAATCAGTTGTGAGAGTAAATAGTTCAATAACTGCTGATGGATTTACTTTTTGTAAATCTGTGATTATAGGAGCAGTGCTCATGGCTCAAATACCTCTCTAAATGTTGTTTGGATCGTTGCTCTATTGTTATATGGTATTGATTTAGACCAAGTTTCGCAAACAAATTTTTGTGCAGCAGCTTCTCCAGGAACAGTAAAATCGAAGTTATCGCTGTCGTTTGCACGGGCATCAAGGAAGGTTTCTATTTCATCTGCTTGCGTTTCCGAGACTTCAAAAGTAAAGTTATAAACTTTTGGGTTTTGATGCTCTGCAAGTCCGAATAATATTCTGTGTTCATAACCATCTGCAAAAACTACCCTACGGGTCTTTGGTGCGGATCTTTTTTGTTGTCCGTAGGTAGGTTTTATTGAAGGAAACGTAGCCATTATGCGAGCATACCCCCTGGTCTTTTTTGTTTTATTAATTCTGATTGTATCGCTGCTGAGATCATTCGACCAAGTTCTCTGCCTTGTTCTTCATCTCCTTCAACAGAAGAACCAGAAGCATCTACGTTTACAACTATGTTTGTTGAACCACCGAGTGCATGGTTTGGTGTAATCATTCCAGAAACTCCAGGTGTAAATAGCTCTGGTCCACGTTCTCCTACAATATACTTATTTCCTGCTTTAACAGAACCTCCATTTGCCTTCATAAAAGTAAAACGTGATACCTGTTGTTCAGGAGTTAGGGTTGGAGTTCCGCCACCGCCACCGCCACCGCCACCGCTAAATAGACCACCAAGTAATCCGAAGAAACCGCCACCACCTAAAGTTCCCTGCATATTTCCAAAGAAAGCCATATTAAATGCTGCGTCTATTAGTTTGTTTAATACGCTGTTAAGTACATCGTTGAGTGTGGAAGTACCACGAATCATACCTTTTATGCCATCGGATATATCAGTTGCTATTGTCTGAGACATTCTTTCAAATGCTGCTGCTGTTTCTTCAGCTAACTGTCTCTCTTTTTGTAAATTCTGTAAGTGCTTAAGTTTATTACGGATTTCATTTTCGTCTTTTATTTCGCCATCTTGTTTCATTTGCATTATTTGTTTTTCTATTTCAAATTCATCTGAAGTCAATCCAAAACTTTGTTCTAGTAATTTTATTTCCTCAGATATATTTTTAACTCTTTGTTTTTGTATATCTGCCAGTAATTCTTCAACAGCAGCATCTTCGGCCCGTTTGTTTGCTAGTCTTTGCTGCTCTTGTACATTTTCAACAGCGTCAAAATATCCCCTAAAACCTAATTCTTTTCCTTCAGCTACCAGTTCCCTTTCCTCCTTAGACCTTCTAAGTGCTCCCGTATTAAAAGCATTTGCTATTTGCATAGCTTTTATAACTTCAGGATCGGTAGATGTTTTGGCCTGTCTAAATAAATTAGCGTCTGTTATTTGATTTAATAAGAATTTACCCACTCCAGTTCCTTGTAAGAATGAGGCTAATCCAGCTTTCATCTGGGTCATTGCTATAGTAAATTGATTTGCAAGTTCTGTAGTTCCTTTACCAAAATTCTGCATAGCAGTTACTCCTTCTTGACCAACTAAACTAATCATTTTTGCTCTGGCTGCTTCAAATGCTTCTTCTTCGCCACCTAATTTTTCTAAAGTTTTTAGGTTTTTCTCAAATTCTGTTCCAGTAATTCCTAATGCTGCTGAAACTGCTGTTATATCCTTTGTAGCTTCATTTAAAGCTGACCCTAATTTTCCTACTTCAGTTACGAATCCTTGAATACTTGTTACTATTGCTGTTCCGATTAGACCTCCTGCAAAGCCTCCCATCTGTCCACCCATTCTATCTCCAATCAAACCACCAGTGAAACCACCAGCAGCAGCTAGTGGACCTTGACCAAATAACAGAGGGAACGCACCACTTATTAATGCACTTGTAAGTCCACCGCCCCTTCCCGATCCTGCTGGTCCAGGTAATAACTGATTGCCCCTATAGTTAAGAGGAGAGCTAGGTCCAAGTGGGTTGCGTAATGCTTGATTTAATCGTCTAGCTTCTGCACTAGCCTGTTGCTCTGTAAATTTAATATTTTTTATTGTCTGTTTGTTTCGTAGTACTTCCGATCCAATGAGATTTTTATTATTTTCTATACCTCGTAGTCTGGCTTTATTTATTCTGTCCTCGAACATGGCAGCTTTCTTAGTAGAAGAAGCTATGTAACCTTCTCCTCTTATGTTTCCTGCATCAGTTAATCTTGCAGGAATAAGTCTTTTTATTCCTCTGGCTTCTGCATTAAGCATTGAAGCACTTGGTAATCCCTTGGGTTGTCTGAGTGCTGTCTGCTGATCTATAACTGCTGCTGCTCTTCCTCCTAATTTTCCTGCTCTACCTGAAAGTCTTATAAGATTCATTCCAGCAGATTGAAGGTTTACTTGTTTTGCTTTTTCTGCGGTTACTTTCTTTTCAGCAGCTAACTCTTTTCTAGTTTCAAGTACAGCTTGTTTTGCTAGTAAATTACCTTTTTTCGCTAAATCAAATTCTCCTTTAGATGCTCTAAGTGAGGCTTCTTCTATATTATTTTCTACCTTATTTATGTCTAATATTTTTGATTTTATTTTCTTTACCTGAGTTTCTATACCAAGAGATTCATTCTTTAATCTTATTTTCTGTAGCTCTTGTTTTACTTCTTTATCGCCATCGGCTATTGTCTTTTTAGACTGACTCTGCTTTACTTTTCCAACCTTATCTACCTTTACACCTAAATCTTTTAGCTGCTTGTCTAACTTCTTGGTATTTAGTTCTATATTTACTTTGTAATTAGCAGCCACGACTATTTATACTAAATAATTCTATATTAGCGTACCTTGCGAGTCTGAGCTTGTCTTTTTGCTTTTTCGTATGCTTCTTCTTCTCTATCACTTTTGAGACTAAAATAAGCACTCCAAGCGTATAGCTCGTGTGTAGACATTTTTTCTCTTAATTCTCTATGGGTATAACCTAGTTTTTCAGCTATAAAAAACTGTGTGTATAAAAAATTATCTTCTTTTAATTTAGCTTTTTACGGCATCGGGGCTGTCCTCCTCGCCCATGCTTTGCATCTTACTCATAATGTCAAGAAGAACTCCAAGAGGTATTTCTCTTCTAAGAACAGGTAAGTCTGCTGGAGAAAATAGTTTTGTGCCTGATTCATCTTCAGCTTTTGTAACAATTACCTGAAGAGCAAAGTCCAAACTTCCCTCCTCTTGGCCTTTGTTCATAGCCATTAGTGTACTGTTTATGGTGTCTCTATCAGCTATGGTTAGAGGCGACCAAAAAATCTTTAATATTAGTTCTTCTCCTTTAAAAATGGAGTAGCTACTGCGTTCTTCGACACTAAAGGCTTGCTTTAGTTTGTCGATTGCTCTTGCTGTTGGCATAAAAAATTGTATCTATTCTTGTAGTATAGCTTAGTATCTTCCTGCTGGCTTGGTTGTTTTACCTAAGAAACCTTTTACCTTAAATCCCTTATCCATATCTTTGAATATTTCTTTACTCTGCGTGTAAACATCATACCAATTAGGAACATTAGGTCTTGGAGTTGTATTAGCTCCCATATCAAATAAATCTTTATACATACTTCCATCTCTAGGGTGTTTCTTTTTATTTATTACAAATGCTGCGTAATCGGTTTGGTTTCCTATGAATACTGGACTTGTTAGAGCCTGATAAACCCTTTTACTTTCTTGACTTATTTGTCTAAATATAAAACTAGGTGGTCTATCTAATTTGTCTCTAGCACCACCTTTATCTAGGTCTCCCATTCTTGGCTTTGTTGCTTGAACTTCAGTAGGACTTACGACCCAGGATTCAGCGAAAGTACCTGTCCAGTATGGACTTCGGTTTTGTAGTGATTCATGTATTTCAGCAGCAGCTTCGGCTCTTGCTTCAGTTACAAGTTTGCGTAAATCTCTTGGTAAATGTCTTATGTCTTTAACCATTGGCTGAGAAGTTGCAGTTTATGACACTTAAGAAATGACTGTCTCTATCAGTAGTTATAGCTGTAGGTCCTTCTATTTCACTAACTCTTGGAGACACTGAGAAAGTATCAGTATAGTTAGAAGCATTTACTGATGTAAGTCCAGTTATCACAGATTCAGATATTGCAGCAGCTACGGCACTCCCCTTCTTAGGAGGTGTCATAACTCCACATCTGATTACACCGCTATAGTAAGTTTCTGCTGCACCTTGAGGTTGAAGTGTTGATTGATTAAAATTTATATTAACCATCACATACTTTTTGGTTATTCCTGGAGTTGTAAAAGGCATATTGTCGAACACTACTGTTACTGTGTTGTCAGCAGTAGTTACTGCATTTTTGATTGCGGTTTCAAATGCTGCTCGTGCGTTTACTAAAGTCATTAGAAAATAACATCAACTCTGAATAAGTATTCCTGACCGCCACGCAAAGTTCTTACATCTGTAATCTTTGCGACTCTGGTCGATCCAGAAAATGTAAGGGTTATTTCATCTGATAGTAATGGTTGGCTATCTCCTATTAAATCAGGGGTTATGTAAATTCTAGCCACGTTTTCCTGAAATCCTGTTTCTTCGCTGGATTGTATAAATTCAACGGGAACTTTGATTGTGTAGCTTGTATCACTAGTAGTTACTGCACCAGTAGATGTGTTATAAGAAGCAGATGATTTTCTTGTGTAAATAATTGTTGTGTCTAATGAGTCTCCTAGTTGAGACACAACCTGTTTGGCTATGTTTTTTAGTGCTGTGTCTAGTTGTCCTGCCATTAACCTCTAACCGCCCTTAGTTGAAAAGTTCCTGCTCCACCTAGCATATATGCTCCAAGATAACTTTGTAACCAAGGGTAAACATCTAAAATATTATTTATTGATCCAGTTCCTTGGCTGTCTGTGTTGTACTTTACCTGTATATCTCCTAATTTTACTTCAGAAAAATTACCATCTTTACCAGTAGTGCCAGTAATAGCATCAGTATCGTTTGCTAAAGCTCTAGCCAGTTCGTATTGTGCATACTTTATATTTAGTGGAATTTTGCTACAAGATAGTTCCACTCCATCTACTTGGTAATTATTTCTTGGAAATTTTAGTGCCTGTCCATCATCACATCTGTCACCATAGTAAACAAAGCTGTCGATCCAACGGGTAGCGGATATTAGTGATCTGTTCTTTTGGTCGTCTGTTTTATTTGTCCAAGTTGAAGAGTCTGGTACTGTTTCAAAGTATGTATTAGCTTCAGCTAATGTGACATAGCTATTAGCATTTTCTCCTTTTACAGTTGCATTTATGGTAGCTGCCACGATTGTTAAAGTAATTTAGTTTTATTGTAGCGTAAAGAAAAAACCCCACCAATAATTGATGAGGTTTGATGACCACAATTTAAT